AAACTGTCCCAGGCGACAGTCCGAAGTCCCTTCTTTCGAAGGATCAGAATGTCACCCAGGACAAGAACGGTCGCCTTGTCGTTGTTGCCTGGCGACGTCACTTTCAGTTTTTGCGGAAGGACGGGGATTTCGATTTCCCGCCCCCCCGCGATTATGGTCATTCCATAGTCGTTCATTATGCGTACACCCCCTCGGCGGCGGCTTCGAACTCGGTTTCCAGGCGTCTTTCGATCTTGTCGACCACTTCGTCGACGTCGACCTTCTCGCTGATCTTCGCGTCCACGGCCACAGTCGGGGTCAGGGTCACGAAGTTCTGAACGTAGCGCATTTCGGCCACGTCGCGAAGGAACTTCAAGTCTTCGTCGGCGATATTGACGTCTTCGTCGATGGACCCGACGGACCCGACGCGGTCCACGTTCCCGATGTCGCCGGGGTCTGTGTTCGCGTAGGCGGACCAGTCCGGTTCGGTGCTTCCGTTGCCGGCGGCGGCGGACTCTGCCTTCGCGGCGGCGATCTCCGCTTCTCGCTGGGCGGTAGCGGCGCGCGCTTCCGACTTCATGGCAGACAGGGCGGAGTCCCGCTCCGCGATCTGGGAATTGATCTGGTCCTGATACGCGGCCAGGTCTGCGGCTCTGGCCTGTTTCGCGGCGTCATTCTCCATTTGTGCGGTTGTCCCGAACGTCACCTTCTCGATCGCGTCGATACTGACGCCCGGAATCTTGTTCAGGGTGTTTATGAAGCCGTTTATGATGTCGATCGCCCCGTTGACCATGTTTTGAAGGATCGTCAGGACGCCGGCCTTCATATCACCCATAAAGTTTTGAATGTTCACACTGGCCGTGTAAAAGGCCAGTTGAAGCCGGTTCCACAGGTTCATAACGAAGTAGACGCCGGTCATGAATCCGATCTTCACCCAGTCCCAGGCGGTCAGAACCGCGTTGACGCAGATCAACCAGGCGACTTTCAGGCCGCCGACAGACTGGACCCATTTGTAGATCGCGGCCACGACGACGCCGATCGCCAGGGCGATCCAGAACAGAGGGTTCGTCAGAAGTGTCGTGAAGAACGCCTGGGCGGCTCCGTTGGCGATCCATGTCGCGGCCGTCTGGATTCCCAGGGCCACAGCATAGCCCAGGGCGGCGGCCGCCAGGCCCCAGAAAACAGGGGCAATCATGGACCAGTTGTCATATATCCATTGTGCGCCCTGGCCGATCAGGGTCAAAACGGGCGTGAACGCTTCCAGGGCGATATTCTTCGCGATTGTCCACACCTGGGAAAAGGTCATAGGCATAGCCGCGAACTTCGCGTTGATTTCGTCGGCGGACGCCAGCATGGCATTTTTCACGATCGTCGAAGTGATCTGGCCTTCGGCGGCCATTTCCCGGATTTTCCCGATCGGGACGCCCAGGTAGTCGGCGATCGTCTGAATAATGGTCGGGGCCTGTTCGAAGACGCTGTTCAGTTCTTCGCCGCGAAGGACGCCGGACGACATGGCCTGGGTCAACTGCAACATAGCCGCGTCGATACCGGCGGCCGATGTTCCGGCAATCGTGAACTGTTTGTTGATCAGTTCGGAAAAGGCGATCAGTTCTTCGTTGCTGGAAAAGGCGTCGCCGGCCATTATGCCCATTTTAGCCACAGCGTCGGCCGTGGTGGAGTAGGCCGCGCGGGACCTGTTGGCGGACTTCATGATCATATCTTGAAGTTCGGCCGTAGTTTGAAGGCCGTCGTTCATCAGGTCCAGCCGCGCGCGGGTGGTGGTCATGCTGTCAGCCAGTTCGACGATCTTTTTCACGCTGAACGCCGCAAGGGCGGACTTGATAACGCCGCCCATTTTAGACCAGACGGACTTCACCCTGTTCGCCCCGCACTCCGCTTGCTCTTGGCGGTTGTTGAAGTTGTCAACCTGACGACTGGCCGCCCCGATGTCAGCGGCGCTTCGTTCGAAGGGCGCGCCGGGGTCGATCGTGTCCGTCAGGGCGTCGGTTGCGTCCAGGGTTCGGTTAAGGCGTTGGGCCGCGCCGATCATGGTGTTCAGGCGGGAAGTCATTCTGTCCTGGATCGAAAACTGTGTAGATACGCCGGCCATTTTATCACCTGCCCTTCTTGCCCTTCCGGCGCTTCGCTTTTGCCGCTTCCTTCTTTTCCTTCTCGATTTGAAGGTCTATGGAAGCATAAATGAAGGCCCGTTCCCGTCTGGGAAGGGCCAGAAGTTGTCCCGGAAGGATTTTCAGCCGGTGGAGGGCGTAATGGGCGTACACCGATTCGCCGTCGGCGTCCGCCTCATTCCCGCCCCCCGTGATTAGTTTTTTGCTTCGTCCCTCAACTCGTTCACGTCGTCAGTGAAGCCGTTGATTTCCTGGACGGCCAGAAGAAGATCGGTGTACTGTCCAGGGTTCAGGACCAGGTTGATCAGGTCTTCCGCCCCACGGACGCCCTTCTTCGCCTGGAAGTCGGCGTCCTTGAAGTTGGGGTCAATGCAACAGGCCGCCACAAGGCGGGCGTTGTAAAGGTCAGTGTCGGTGTCGATTCGCTTCTGGCGGGTCTTCTTGTCGAACTCGACCTTCTGACAGGTCTTTCGAATGGCCTTGTTCTCCGCTTCCGTAATGGAACGGATCACGAAGGGGAAGGGGAACGGCGCGATCTGGACTTCCGTCTGGGTCGTGCCGATCTCCGCGTCCATAAGGAACTCTTGCAATTTACCCATAGTTTTTTACCTCGCTTTCAAATTAGAACTTGGTGAAGGGGGTCAGAATGTCGAAGTCCTCGAAGGTGAAGTCGACGTCTTCGTCCAGGGGATCGTCACTGTCGCCGTCCAGTTTTGCCAGGACGACGGAATCCAGGTTACAGCCGATCAGAAGGACCGACTGTTTCCCGGCGGAAGATTCCTGGTCGTCATTCTCGACAACCATGTCGAAATAGATGTCCTGGCCGGTTTCCTTCCAGGTCTTGACCATGTTTCGGAACAGGGGCGTCAGATAGTAAAGGGTCATGGACCCGGTTCCGTTGCCGCCGGTGGTCTTGTGGCCGGTCATGCGCTTTCCGATTGCCTTGACCTCGGACTTCGACTTCTCGACGGTCGCTTCAATGGTCTTCGACATGAACAGTTCTTCGTTGTTGCCGTTGACCTTCGCATAGGCGCGGCCTTCCTTGCCGGAAATGGTATCAGGCGCGTTCAGGGTTTTCATTTCGGTTCACACTCCTTCCGTTAGTTGACGACAGTCGTCATATACAGTTTTTCCATACTGTCGTTCGGTTTCAGGGCGGAGTCGACGGCGACGTCGCGTTTTCCGTTGCCCTGCTGAATGGTAATGTCTTCGGAAACGAAGTCGCTGATCGCGTCGATGTCCTGATACTGCAAGGCCAGGGACACCAGGTCAGCCTTGAACAGTTGACGGCCGGTGTCGCTGTTGGTCACTTTGCCGATATAGGAATCGCCGAAGATTCGGGCGACGTCGTTCGCCCAGCCGTCCAGGACGCGGATCACGCGGTTCGAAGTCCAGTCTTCGGTCACGCCGCCGCCGAAACTGGTCAGGCTGTTAATGTCGGTCAGGACACGGGCCTTCCCATAGTCGGCATAGAAAACGAACTCGCCGGCCTGGATCGCCGCTTCGAACTGGGACTTCGTATATTTAATGTCCACGTCCACGGCGTCGTCGTAGGCGGTATTGGTCAGGCTCTCGTTGATCTCTGCGCCGGCGGAAGCGCCGGACACCCACGCGACGGCCTTGTCGCCGGTCACGGTGGTTCCGTCGTTCAGGACGACGCCATTCTTCACGTTGATCAGGCCGATATTGTCGCCCTTGTAGTCGTGAAGGACGCCGACGATCTTCTTTCCTTCGTCGTCGCGAAGACGCTTCACGAAGGTCGCATACAGGGACTTGATTTCTTCATCGGTCCCAGGGTAGCCGACCACGTTGAAGGATTCCACTTCGAAGGCGTTCAGTGCGGCGGTGTGGGCCGCGCCGTTGACGGTTCCGTTCGTGCCGCCGGTCAGCGGGGTCGCCACGGCCGGGGTCAGGGAAGACGCGCTTCCGAAGGTGACGAAGTCGTTCGCTTTCAGGTTGGCCGATCCGGTGGCCTTTGCGACGGTCTGGGAATCCATGACCATTCCGTCAAGGTAGGTCACAACGTCGACGTTGGTCGCGTTGTCGGCGTTGGTCAGGATCGCGACGCTGATCGCGTTTCCGCGCGTTCCGCCACAGGCGGCCGTAACGGTCACGCCGCCGACGGTCGCAGTCGCCTTCTTGCCGCCGGAATTGACACGATAGATCATAAGGGTTCTGGCGCGCTTCAATGCTTCTTTGACAAGAAGAATGTCGTCCGCCGTAGGATCATAGCCGAACACGGACAGGGCGTTCTTGTTGAAGTCCTCCGCATACACGGAAAAGACCTTGTTTTCAGGCCCCCAGTTCAATTCCAGGGGAAGGGCCGCGACGCCGCGCGTCCCCATTTTTACGACGCTTCCCAGGCTGACGAAGTTAATATACGCGCCGGGAAGAATCTTGTTCTGTACGGTAAAAGTTCCGCCACCGATAGGCATGACTT